ACAACCTTGTTGGATGATACAGAATGGGATACCAGCCGGGGCTGGATAGTCAAGCCCGAAGGGCTTGAAAGCACTGTGAGTCGAGCGCCCACGCATGAACCTTATCCCTATCACAACAAAGGGGTGGACGTTGAGATTGCATTTGAAGAAGGCAAACCCTCACCACCACCTGGCGCAGTGCCAGTTCCTCCCGGCATAGAAATACAGGCAAAGTAACATGGCTGAATTCACATTCGATCTTAACCAACTCAAAAGTTCTTTAACCGTTCTTGGTACAAGTATTAATACCAACATTTTTTCCCGCACACCCGATTCAGATTTGACCTACACCGGTAATGATTATATAATTTGGGATAGAACCAACGGTGAACGTCTGCGTCGCGGATTGCCCAGCCTCACAAGCCTTGGGTACCCAAGGCCGCCAGAAGATACTTCTGGCACACAAGCACCAGCATCCTCTGGTGCAACTCAAACAAATCCTCAAGGCACATCGTCAACGTTTACACTTAAAGGACCAGAAGGACTCACTCGAGAACAAGCATTTGCAATCTTTAAAAAACAAGCAGATACTGGAAGTCTAGTAGGATTCAAACCAGGCGAAAGTTTATCTGCAGCTTCACAAGCAGCCGACGGCCTTGCAAGTGCTCAAGCCGCCCTGCAACAAGCACAAGGCAGTCTAGCCGGTGCTCTTGGCAGTGTAGGAAGTGTTGCACCTTTGGGATCAATCAGCACAGCACTCGGTGGTGCCGGCGGTGCATTGAGTGGATCGTTAGCAGGAGTTGCGGCTGGACTGACCGCGGCCGTAGGTCCTGCTGTTTCAGCCATATCCGGCGCATTGTCCAAGATACCTGGTGCCGCAGGTGCAGGTCAGCCTTTGGTCAATGCCGCAGTCATACAAGGCAGCGCCGCAGTCTCTTCGGTACAGACCATTAACAAAACCATAACTGATTTTCCTGTGACCAATCCCATCAATACTGCTGACTTTACCAAAGTTGCCAGCAGTATCACTGGTGTGGGTGCTGTGAGTGGCATTGGTCCCATGAGCATACCAGAAGTGAATGGCGTGTTAGCACAGGCAAAGAATCTAGTGGGACAGGCCGCTGATGCTGTCAGCAACACCAAAGGGCTTGGGTCATTTGGATTTGATCTAAAACAGTTAGAAACTGCAGGTTATGTCAAACCTGGGGTAGCAGCCTTGGTTGCTCAAGGTGCCAGTTTGTTTGCCAGTGTGGTCAAGAGTCCAGCGGTCTGGACTGGCAAGGACGGCATTAAAAGCGCAGGTGATTTGTTAGGCAACGCAGGCAAACAAAGTCAAATACAGCAAGACCTTATGACCAAAGGTGTGGCAGGACTGGGTGCAGTGGGGGTGCCTGTGCAAAACTTATCAAGTCAAGGCATTGCTGGCATGGCATTGAATGCCGCAAAAAGTTTACCTAGTGCAGAAGCATTTGCCAAAGGATTGCCTATTCCTGGAGACGCTACAGGCTCGGTTCGAGCGGCTTTTAGTAGCGCAGTTCGTGACGGTGCATTTGCAGTGAACTTGGTCAACACCAAGATACCCACAGCATTCAAACAACAAGATATTCCTGTGCCCAAAATAGACACAGTGAATCGTGCCACACTGGATGCGGCTAGTAATAGAGTCATTGGCGATGATAAAATACCTACTCCCAGTTACACAGCCAAGGCCAGTACAGGCACAGCACAAGAATACATAGATCGAGCCACAGCATATTTCAACACTTACCTCAATCCCACTGGACAAAAGTTGGCCGCGCTGGATTCAAAATTTGCAGCCTTGGAGAATCAACAGACCATCACACAAGCGCAGTATGATGCGCTCAACTCTGAACGTGATGCCATCCGTAACTACTACAACATCAATGGTCTTCCTTTAGTTACAGCAATAGTTGACTCGTTCGCTACTCTGCCCGCCAGTGAACAGGCCAGAATAAAAAGTACAGAATTCTCAGTTGATGCCATTGCCGCAAAAGTTCAAGCCACATTGGCATTATCAACTCAACAAAAACAAAGATTGTATGCATTGAGTCTCAAGATTGAAGGGCGCGGTGCCAACGAATAAGCACCCATAAATACCACATGGCACAAACATTCATTGGATTCAACACACAAAAACAGTACAAAAAGTTCACTCTCACGGACTTTGAGTTGATCAAACGTGATCTCTTAAACGCATTTAATATACGTCAAGGACAACTGCCCGGGCGACCTGCATATGGAACCACCTTGTGGGACTTCTTGTTTGAAAATCAAGTGGAAGACTTGCAAACTGCCATAGTGGCAGAGGTTCAACGTGTGGCCGGCGGTGATCCACGTATCTACATCAGCGACACACAGGTGTATCCCCAAGAGAATGGCATCTTGCTGGAAATTCAACTGGCAGTGGTGCCCAGCACAGACGCTGAAAGACTGAGTATTTTCTTTGACTTACAACAACGTTCGGCCTCCTACGTATAAACTAAGCCGTTTTTGAATTCCATAAATAAACAATAGAGGCTCAGTACAATGGCAAAAACAACTAGACAAACAGCGATATTTGGTGTACAAGATTGGAAACAAATCTATCAGACTTATCGCGAAGCCGACTTTCAAAGTTATGATTTTGAAACTCTGCGCAAAAGTTTTGTTGACTATCTGCGCTTGTACTATCCAGAAACGTTCAATGACTACATTGAATCGTCAGAATACATTGCACTCTTGGATGTTATTGCGTTCATGGGACAAGCACTTGCTTTCCGTACCGACTTAAACACTAGAGAAAACTACATGGACACGGCCGAACGTCGTGATAGTGTGGTACGCCTGGCCAACCTGGTCAGTTACACAGCCAAACGCAACATTGCCGCACAGGGCTTGCTCAAAGTATTTTCGGTTACCACCACAGAAAATGTTGTGGACTATCAGGGTGTAAATCTAGCCAACTACACAATCAACTGGGCCGATCAAACCAATCCAGACTGGCAGGAACAATTTACCACAGTCATCAATGCCAGTCTAGTGGACACACAAAAAATTGGTCGCCCTGGCAATAAACAAACCATACTTGGTATAACCACCAGCGAGTATGGTATCAATTTGGTACCTGGCTACTTGCCAATTGTGCCATACACTGCCACAGTGGATGGGGTGAACATGCCATTTGAGGCCATGACATCCACATCAGTGGGTGCAACTTACTTGTACGAACCTCCGCCACAGGCCAATCAACCATTCAATATCTTGTTTCGCAATGACAGCCTGGGATTCCAGTCAGCCAACACAGGCTACTTCTTTATGTTCAAACAGGGTGTGTTACAAAACCAAGATTTCAACCTGGCAGAAAAAGTCAGCAACCGCACAGTGAATATCAATATTGAAGGAGTCAACAACGAAGATCGTTGGCTGTTCCAGTTGGACAATGTGGGCAACATCAACCGACAATGGGCCTACACTCAAAACATTTATTCTGCTGGTGCAGAACAAGTGGCCACAGATCTGCGTCCTATCTATAGTGTGACAAGTCGCACCAACGATCAGATCACCATGGTATTTGGTGATGGCGTGTTTAGTGAAATTCCTGTGGGCACATTCCGTGCTTATGTTCGCGCAAGCAACGGTTTACAATACATTATCAATCCTGCAGAAATGCAGGCAGTACAAATTCCAATCAGTTATATCAGTCGTGCAGGAAATCTTGAAACACTCACATTCACTTGTGGCATCACACAACCTGTTTCAAACAGCCAGGCACGTGAAACAATAGATGCCATCAAGCAACGTGCTCCTGCACGTTACTACACCCAAGACCGCATGGTCAATGGCGAAGACTACAATCTCTTTCCATACACACAATACAATTCAATTGTCAAGAGCAAGGCACTGAATCGTGCATCGATTGGTACCAGCCGTTATCTTGACCTGGTGGACAACACAGGCAAATATTCCAGCACAAATACATTTGGTAGTGATGGCGGATTATGGGAGCAAAACATTCTTCCCACTATCCTGTTCTCATGGACCAACCGCAATGAAATTGCTGACTTTGTAGGTAACCAAGTACAGCCTGCAATTGCACAAAGCACCATGCGTCAGTTTTATTATGAAAACTTTCCTAGAGTCACTGCCAGCACGTTGCCCACATATGGTGGTACCACCTGGGTTCCTGGTGCATCATGGACTCAAAGTACCACACTGGCCAACGAAACAACTGGCTATTTTAAAAATGCAGTATACTCTGTGCAATGGCCCACAGGATCACCAATCCCGATAGGAACCACCACAACCACAGCATTCAAATATGTGGCAGTGGGTAGCCTGATCAAGTTTGTACCACCTGTGGGTTACTATTTTGATAAAAACAACAAACTACAAGCAGGTTTGCCAACATCAGCAGATCAAAAGTTAGAAATCTGGGCCAGTCCCATCAGCATTGTGGGTTCAGGATACAACAACGGTCTTGGCAATCTTCCTTCAGGTGCAGGACCGGTTGCACTCAACAACTTTGTGCCCACAGGTGCCATAGTCAACACAATTATTCCGCTGTTTGTGACTGATCTGCCAGTTTCAATTGAGCAGAGTATTGCTGAACAAATTTTGTTGAATCGCAATTTTGGCCTGGGATACGACAACAACGGCAATATCACCGGAACACCATACTCGTGGTACTTGATCACCAGCACTAACCTAGCACAAGATAGTACCTGGAGCCAAACCTATGCTGGCAACACATCTGGTACCAATCTGGATGCGTCATGGTTGATACAGTTTGTGGTGCAAAATCAAAACTACACAGCCACCTTCCGTGGCTTGGCCTATTACTTTGGATCGGTTCTACAAACACGATTCTTTTATTATTCCAATGGTCAAATATATGACAGTCGCACAGGTACAGTGATCAAGGACTTTATCAATGTACTGGCAGTGAACACTAGACCCGATTCGACAGATCACCTACCCGGTGATATCACAATGACCATTACTGGCCAGCCTGTGGAAAGTGATGGCTATGTGGATGACTTCCAGGTGCTGGTGGGATATCGCGACAGTGACAATGATGGCGTGCCAGACAATCCAGATTTCTTTAGTGAAATTGTAGCACCTGATATTAACTCTACACAAAAATATGTTTACTTGCAAAAAACAGTGGACTTTGATAACCTACAACGATATTTGTTGGTAGAGCCTGACGTGGTTGTAAGTGACTATGGCACGTACGACGAAATTGAATTGCAAAAAACTGCCTGGACACCAGGACAGGTGTTTTATGCTTATGAGCAAACGGCATTCTATCAATTGTCTATCAGTGTCACAGGAGCAAGAATCTTGATTGATGTCACTGGTGAGTGGATTGCACGTACCGGTCGCCAGGCGTTGTACTATCAATATCGTCATAATGCACCATTGACCACACGTATTGATCCGGGCACAACCAACATCATTGATTTGTATGTTGTGACCTTGAGTTATTATACTGCCTATCAAAACTGGATTCGCGACACTACAGGAACCGTGATGGAACCCGATGTTCCCACTATTGATGAATTGTCAACTGAGTATCAAGGTTTACAAAATTACAAAATGTTGAGCGATAATATTATTTTAAATTCGGTTGTTTTTAAACCTTTGTTTGGTCAAAAAGCCGCTCAAGAATTACGTGCCACGATCAAAGTGATCCGCGCCCAAGGATCCACAGCCAGCACCAGCGAAATCAAGAGCAGTGTGGTTGCCGCAATGAACACATACTTCTCAATTGACAAATGGAACTTTGGTGATACATTCTACTTCTCAGAACTGGCAGCATACTTGCATAGAGAACTTGGAACAATTATTAGTTCGGTGGTGCTGGTCCCACTCAACAGTCAAAAATACTTTGGCGACCTGTATGAAATACGGTCGGCACCAAATGAAATTTTTGTCAACGGTGCCACAATCAACAACATTGAGGTGATCACAGCATTGACCAGTACCAACTTGCGTACCGCACCTGGTAGCGGAGTAATTTAATGGCCAACACACGTAGTGTAGATTTTCTCCCTGAGATTTTTCAGACTGATGCCAACAAACAATTTTTGGCCGCCACACTTGATCAACTGATCCAAGAACCCAACTTTAGAAAAACACAAGGTTTCATCGGTCGTACGGTGGGTCCTGGTGTGAACCCCAACGACAAGTATGTGGTTGAACCCACAAAAACTCGTGCCGAATATCAACTAGAACCTGGTGTGGTCAGCCTTGTGCCTGACACCAACACTATCAAAAATGCCATTACCTACCCTGGCTTGAATGATGCAGTAGGCTTTCAGGGAGGCAACAGCACCCGCCCTGATCGACTGTATTCTAGTGAATATTATACCTGGGATCCGTTTGTTGATTTTGATGCTTTTATCAACTTCAGTCAATACTACTGGGTACCCGGCGGGCCTGATGCTGTGGATGTTGCCGCCACTGGCATTGCCACCACTGATAATTTTGTAGTAACGACCAGTACTAATGCTTATAATTTCTCCGGCATTGTGGGCAGT